CGTCAAATATCGTAAGGAGATTGAAGCATCTGGTGCTGGTAAAGTTACTGGTGGAGATTTGAAACCACCATCATCAAAATCTGAATCTGCACAACTGACACCAGCACAACCAACCACTGGTGAAAAAATGACAAAGCAGTCTAATGAAAACACTATGGCTAAGACAGAAGCAATGACTGGTGGTAACAATGTAAACACTTCAATTGTGTCTGCACCAAAAGTTACAAACGCAACTAATGTAACGAATGCGCCTATCAATGTGAGAAACAGTGAGAATACATTCGTAAGAAATCAAGATAGAGTACACTATTTCTAAAAACAAAAAACCCCGCCTAGGCGGGGTCAAACTTTTATAAAACTAGTTTATTCTTGTTCAGCCAAAGACTTGAAATAATCCAAGTCATCATCTGCTACTGACTTGCGGTCAATCCGCTCTAAGTCATTCTCAGACAATTTGCGAGATACACTCGCATCTTCAGCCTTAGTTTTAGGTGCAACTGCACCACCATCAAAACCGAGGACTTTATCTAAACGAGCCTTTAGAACTTCATAAGACTTGAATTGTTTAGGCTCAAGGAATTCTTTGAGAGAATATTCTTGCTTCCACAATTCTTCTAGTTTAGAATCATCACCTTCAAAAAGAGCAGACTTGTCTGCAAATTCTGATTTATCATAATTACGATAGCCCTCGACATTACGAATCTTCAATTTGAAGTTAGCACCTTCCCACATGTCAAATGGATTGACAGGTGTCTCATCAGCGAATTCTGGATTCATTGCCTCTGAGATTTTATCAAAGATTTTCTTACCAAACTTGTACAGTTTGATTTGACCTTCGTTAGAAGGATTTGCTGGATCGGAAACAACCAAGATATTAGCGATGTAAGTTAACTTGCGTTTTTGCTTACGAGCAATTTCTTTGTTGGCTTCGATGCCAGAGTTCCAAAGAGTAGAGTTATACTCAGAGACTGGATCTTTTTGGTTAAGAGTAGTCAAAGAGTTTTCGATGTACCAACCACCAGGACCTTGAAAGCCATGATTGAATACACGAACCCATGGCAGACCATCTTCACCATCAATAGAAGGTGCGGGTAGAAAACGAATAACGGCCATGCCATTACCTGCTTTATCTACTTCAGGTTGCCAGAAACGGGTGTCTTCTTTGGAGCCAGCCTCTACGGACTGGTTATTAACTGATTCAACAGCTTTTGTCAATTTGTCGAATTGACTGCTATTGCGTTTGAGGTTTGCAAATGAACTCATATGTATTTTCCTTTTGTATAACGGAGTATGTTTGTATGAACGAATTATCCACAGTATGCATTATATCTCATATATAGACAGATTGCAAGTGGCTTTTTAAAATATCCTGAAACTTTGCCTTATCATAATCAATGAATGGGGTATACTTACTTGCAGTCAAACATACCTCAGGCCATCTAATTGTGTCATCGATTTTTCGACTCCACATTGGAAAGAAGCCTAGCATATCATTCAATATGCACAATGTTTCAAATTGAGTTTCTTTCCGTAATGTTCTTGTCAATAGAACAGGATATTCTCCATCTTCTACTTTCAAAATGTCATTGGGATTAGAATACTCAATAAACAATTCACGACAGTCATTATCAAAGATATAACTGAGTGATTGATGGCTCATCAAAAACAATTTGTATATCGATTCGGCATCTTCTTCTAAGAGTTTGCCAACCCATATTTTATTGTCGATGATGAAATTTGAAACGAGAAATTTAACAAACTCTTCCCTACTATACTTCCGAGAAAGTTTGTAGAAATAGTATTTGTCTTTTCTCAATTCAAATGTCTGTACAGAAATGTTTGACTTTCCATTGTATTTGAAATAGTCATAACTCTTCTGTGTAAAATGTATCTTCAAAGAATTGTATAAAGCAAAGGCTTCATAACCAGTCATAATAATTAAAATCCTAAATTGGTAACTTCGACACCGTAGGCATCATTCTCATTTCTTGGGCATCACTTTCAATTTTAGATTTAAGATTAGAGTTTACCAACGATGCGGCAACTTCAATCTCAAGTCCAGTCTCTCTACAATATTCAACTATTGCATCGATATGATTACACCTATGTTTTCGCATCATCTCTTCAATTGCTTTCGCAAACTTCATCATTTCATCACGAGTAGGCATAATTATTTTTTCACTTGTGTTGGTGTATTGTGTGCTTGCATTGATGATGCAAATGCAACGCAGATAATGTCTGTGCTTGATGCATATGAGCAACGAACCGATAGTGGGTCGATGCCTTTTGCTATTGCACTGTCAACATTCGCCGCCATTAATTTTCTATCATTGGTGTAGAAGAAAGTCATACCACCAATCAAGGCAAGCAAAATCAAAGTGGTTGAAATTTGTAATGAAATTTTATCGATAGGCATATTGGTTTTCCTTTAGTGTTTTAAAGTAAAAGATATGTCTACCAATCTGTGTGGTCTTGACCATATTCTTCCACTTAGGGTTTACATAATCTGCATGATAAAAAAGTGCTCCTGAAGTAGGGTCATCAATCTTTTCATAATTTGCATAGACATATGTTGCTAAGTCTCGAATATCATTATATCTTGAATTGTGTCCAGTTGTCAATACTTTAGAGGTAGAAATAGAATTATTCTTCTCTTCACACCACCATGAGAATTGACAAGTCTTTCCTACTTTTTGTTTAACAACACCACAGATATTGTTTTCAAAATGCCCAGAATTCATTCTATTGATTGTAACGAAAGCAACAGCAAGTTGTCCTTCTCTCGGTTCATATGCCGATTCAAAATAGATGTTTTCTGCTAGACAATTCACTTGTTCTTTTGCCTCAGCGTTCAGACTAAAATAATTTGTTCTGAATGGCATAGCTGTTTGTGAATCAGTAAAAATAAAAACTGATAGCACTATGCCTAATGAAATAATTATGCTCAATAAGATTGAGTGTTTTAACATTGGTTTTTCCTTTCATAGAAAAAAAGAAGACCATTGCGGTCTTCTCCAACCTTCTTTTTTAAGAAGATTTCTTAGATACTTTTGGTTGTTCCGCAGGAATGTTAGACACAAAACCATTAAGCACTTGTGCTTTGGCTATGATATCTACTTCTGAGGGATATGGCGGAAAACCAGGATGGACTGGTGGGTCTTCGCCTTTGCTTTTTGAGGTGTCGCATTTCGTGGACCAATCATTACTGATTTGTTCACGCTTACCAAAATAATCATCTGATAACATGTCTCTTGCCATTTTTAATAGTTCGAGACGGATTTCAAAAGGTGTCATTGACATAGATTTCTCCTTGTGTTGTGTGAAGTGTGTGGCGGATTTCTTCAAAGAAGGGGTTCCGCCGAACCCTTTAGTTATTTATACGATTAAAATCTGTATTTGATACCAGCAGTGATACGGCTACCGTTTTGTGTAGAAACAGAATCTTGTCCTGATTGATATGTGTAATCAACTACACCAGTAACATTTTTCACGATTGGCATACTTAAAGTAGCACCAGCAAGGGCGGCATAACCATCAGAACTAGATGCAGTGTCAACATACACACCACCAAACTTCACACCAACTCCAACTGGTCCAATTTTTGTGATTTGGATAGTGTTGGTCAAACTGTAAAGGTCTGCGGTTGTGCTACGATTGAAGCCTAGTGTCAAGTCTTGTCTAAAAACTTTTTCACCTAATGTTAGACCCCAAGCATTTTCTCTGGAACTCAAATTTGTTCCACCATTAACACCAACCTCAACTGCTTGTGCAGATGCGACTGCGACCATTAGTGATGCGATAATTGCAATTTTCTTAATCAAAATAAACTCCTTGTTGTAAAAAAAATGATAGCTTATTCTGTTACGAGGAAAGCTATCGAAACCCTAGGCCGTGTTTAGGCAGCCAATGCGAACTGTGAGTCGTTTGCGTTTACTTTTTTTGCTTGATTAACGGTCATCGCCTACCGTGCTGTCCACTCTGTTACTTGTTGCCCTGTCGAAACTATGCAGGCCCATTATAAAACATACTCCACTAGGTAGCATTGACAAAACCTAGCTTTACCTCCGTGTCAATTTTAAATGGTCGGTGAGTATGTTTTATGGTGGACCTGGGGGGATTCGCACCCCCGTCCAGAACACTTTTCTCTTTACTTCATACAGCAATATCTTGATGTTTCTTCACATAGTAAAGAAGGTCATCAATGTATTTATGTTTTGTCTCCTCGAATATCTGAGGCACCGTTTCATCATTTACTGCAATGGCTACCACGATTTGTTCAATTGGTAAACCAGTAATCTCTTCGAACATAATTGCATAAGCACTACATTGCATAAAATAATTTTTGATGTTGTCTTTGTCTTTCAGCCTGCTTGATGTTTTAAAATCGATGACAGAAAGTTTTCCTTTCCATTCAGCAATACAATCTACACGACCAGCAACTTTTAATTTATGAGAATACAATGCTTGCTCTAAACAATAGATGTTACCAATGTTCTTCATCAATTCAGGTTTCAATTGAAGAAACATCTCCTTCACATTCGGCATCATCATTTGTATTTTCATATCACTCAATTCATTGAGTAAAAACTTTTCACAAACATCATGCACTGAAGTACCACGGCGAGATGCTTGGCTTGATATCTTATTCGCCTGCTCTTCACCTACTCTCTTGCGCCATTCCATGATTGCTTTTTTATTGTAGGCAGATAGAACAGTTGTTATAGAAGAATACTTCTCACCATTTGGTGTTGTATATTTTCTTCCAGATTCAGTAGTTACAGCTTTCAAGTCGAAATCTAATTCTGGAAGTTTCACATGGTTAAAAATCATTTAGCGCCAACTCTTTTCGTAATCTTATCAACATGGTCTTTAACAATTCGTTGAGTCTGCACATCCTTAATAGATTTCCTACCATAACGATGCCCATGAGGACTTGCAGGATGTGCCTCTGCAATCTTAGATAACACATCCTTGAAACCATCAGGTACACGATTTTGCGTTGAAGTAGAAACACCAGAAACAATTGCTGGCGCTGTCATTACGGGATGAATGTGTGAATTTGTTTTTAGGTATTCTTCACGCTCAGAAATTTTCATAAACGATTCAAACTCTTCACCTGTCTCACTATTCACAAAATTATATGTTGGCAAAATTTGTCTCCGGATACCAAAGAGGAACTGGTCTCTTCTTCCACTTCGCAAGATGCGATTTGTTGTTTATATAGTAGTTGCGATAAGATATGATTGAGTCGCCAGCAATCTTCACTTCATCAGGCATTGCAGGAGTAGGTTGTGTAAAACCACTATTCCCAATATTATGAGGAATGTTTTCAAGTAGAACATGAGCAAGTCCATCTCTTTCAGTTTTATGTACTTTACCATAACGATAGGTATACTCTTTGCACAATGCAATCAGCATGTTTGCAAGCCAAAGATAATTCTCGGCCGATTGTCTCGCCCAAACTGCTGAAGGATGGTGCTGATGAGTAGCAACATAAAGGATACTTTCACGAGAGTCGCTAAGAAAGTATGACTTTCGCTTGCGTCCAGATTGAGAAATACCTTCACCAATAACGCCATCAAGCATACGATGAGCAGTAGAAAGTAATTGAGCATATTCTAAAATCATTTTGACCACATGCTTATCGTTATGCATTTCTGCACACTTAGTCACATCATGGTCTAGGTAAAAAACATTCATTTTAATCCCATCTGCGGTGGTCTTCTGCTACATGTTCCAAACCATCGTATTCACTGATATGCCATTTAACATTATCAGGGATTTCAACGACAGCAAGTTCGGATGCCCAATTATTTGCGGCTTCACCCATCTCTTCAACTACAGCAACCAAATCTTCATCGGCACGATTTTCGTAAAAGTCATATGTGCTGATATAAAAATTATCATCACCAACATGACCTTCTTGAAAATATGTGGAGCCAAAAACTTCAGAATCAGATGTTTTCTTTTCCCACTTCACACCCTTGCGGTCAAGCAATTTCTCCAAAGCCTCTTCGGAAAGACCAAAGCCGCCATGACATCTATTGATTACTACTTTCATAATTTCATTCCTTTAATGGACAGTGTTCATCATAACACATACTATCACCAAGTTCACCTCTTGTCAAGCCACATCTGCCGCAGAGTTCATTAGGACTTTTATATTCTTGATATTCCTCTGTTGGAGGATCAAAGTCAGGTATCTCACCATAGTATTCTTCATCAGACACAAAATCTAAAGTGCCTGAAAAATGAAAACCAGACCCACGCAAAAACATTTCAAATTGTTCTAAAATATCTGGAAGATAATCCGCACTGAATTCAACAGTTGTTTCGGCACTGCGACCAGAGATGTTGTCAATTTGTTTAAAGATATATTTCATATAAATCTCCAAAAATAAAAAAATAGGTCTACGGTTAGTAGACCTCTAGACCTTGTGAAAAAATTAAGAGGTCTGTTCTGCCGTAGCAGTTTCAGTAACTGTCTCAACAGTTTCGGTAGCGGTTTCTTGAGCACCAAGGTCTGCAAGTTTCTTCACAGATTTAGTTTTGGCTTTAGCAACAGTTGTGCTAATACCACGCTTGGCAAGATACTTTGTCATTTCATCGACATTCATAAGTTGGTATGCAGTTACCTTGCGACCATCTTTGATTGCCTTGATGACACCGCCAGCCTTTACTTTAATATCCCAGATATAAGTGGAAAGGCGATACACTTCAAGTTCATTGCTCAAAGTTGCGGCAACTTCTTCTTTAGAAATTTGTTTACCGCTAATCATTGCAACGATTAGTTTCTCCCAGACTTTGGGATCAGTTTGTTTACCACGAGCCATTTAGACACCTCACATAGTTAATAATACACACATCATAACACAGCAAAACCGCTTTGTCAACAGTCTCGCCACAATATTGCCCATTAGAGCAATTACTTAAAGATACCATATTCGATAGCATCTTCATCATACGATTGGCTGGCATACATCATCATGTTATGCTCTGCCATTGAAATTTCAAACTGTTCAAGTTCGAAAGCATTCCAGTAATTCTCAACTTGCTCAGCCTTCTGAGAATCAGCCACTTCGTTAAGACATTCATTCACTTCTTCATAAGACATAATAAACTCCAATCAATTGAACATAGTTAACTATAACACACTTTGGTGCAAATGTCAAGCACTATCTTCGCATGTTTGCCTGGTCTTTTGCATCATCTTTGCTAAAGATTGGCACAGCATTACTTTTGTGCAAAGTACCAATACCCAACATGGCATCACCAGTGTACACAGGTTTTGGTTTTAGAGTGCCACCATTGAATCCAGTGTTCAATGACGGATGACGAGACAAATCACGCTCAGGCGGAATGTAAGTTTTTGGTGGAATGTATGGTGTGAAAGATTTAGAATTTTTTGTCTTCACTTTACCATACTTTTTTTCAAGCGATGACAACCACTCTTGGTGTTGTTCAGCTTGTTTTTTCGGTGTCTTTTTTTTCTTAGACCGATTGTCAACATAAATCATCATTTTGCCGTAACCTCATATTTCTGATAACCATCAAAATCTTCTTTTGTGTTCAGAATTATATCAGCCTGAAAGCAAAAACGCAAGAAGTCTTTTTCAAAATCTTGGTCATCTGCCAAAATAGAAAGTTGTTCGCCCGAATTCATTTTATTGAGTTTCAGGCGAACCTTGAGAATGGGAATGGGACACTTCAGTCCACGACAATCAATTGAATGCATTAGGTTTTGTAACAGACCAGTACATCAATGCAAGACCAACCATGCACATAGCTAGTTCGCCAAGCAAATTAGAGTCAGCAGGTGCATTGTCGATACCACCAACAGCACCGAAAACAATGAAAAGACCGAGAAAAAATCGTATCATGGAAAACTCCTTCTTTATTCAGATTACAGATACATTATGACACATCTGGAACCGTTTGTCAAGTGTTTTTCCTAAAAAAAGTTGTTTAAAAACAACAACATACAACAGTGGAAATGCGGTTTTGGGCCGTTTTTCCGCTTGGCTAGGGTCAGAGTCTTAGTGGACAGCTAAAAGCCGCCTAAAAGCGGTTCTAGCCGTGCAGGACTTGAGGTTTTGAAGATGAATTTGCCGAAGTGTCTTCACGCATATCTTCTTCAAATTCTTGCAACTTTAATTGTTGCAATCTATGTTTGATTTCAGCATTATTTTTTTGCTGAGTGTCCAACAAGGCTTCAAGTTCTCTGATTTCTTGTTTGATTTTAGAAAGAAAGGTCATATGTTTTTTCCTGTTTATAAAGTCTGTATGTGGCTTTATCTTGTTGCTTTTTATGATTTGTGTTAGGCTTGAATTGTTGACTATCAGAATCATTTTTTCGATTCTTATTCTTTGGTTTCCTAACAACCTGCTGATTCGAAATCATTGAAGTTTTGCGCCTCCTTAAAGAATGCTATCCGCCACTCCAAGACTGATTAGTTGTTCGGCTTTGAGCCACGAGTCAGTCGGCGGTAACAATTTATTCTTGACTGTTTTTACATCAAGACCAGTTGCATCACATAGAATGTTGACCATGCGTTGATTACATAGGTCGGCTTCTTTCATGTGAGCCTTTATGTCATGGTACTTTCCTTCTGCCTCTTCGGAAAATTGATGACACATAATTCCTGTATTTTTTGAGATGATTCTTTCACCACGAGTTCCTGCTGAGAAGATGAGGAATGCCGCAGAGAAAATTGAACCAATGCCGATTGTTCTAATTGGGTACTTCGATTGTTTCATAACATCAATCAAAGCAAATGCTTGATACAAGTCACCACCGCCTGAATTAACATACAGTGTCAAAATCTTGCCTTCTTCTTCTTTGAAGTTCTCATAGGTAATCCATTCGATAGCTTCACGAATGTTAAATTCATCAATCTCACCGCTGAGAAAAAAGATGTGGTTTTCAAGTAGACTGTGCCCAATAAGTTCACTTGGGCTGATAACTTCGTTATCTTTCTTTTTAGTTGTCGCCATGTTTTAGATGCCAATCATATGCAGTTGAAATAATGTTTTCTAAATTAAATTTTGGAGTAAAGTTGAGAAGTTCCTGCGCCTTGCTTATGTTGGATACAAGCATGGCAGGGTCGCCCGCACGGCGTGGACCGTAGGTGATGTTAACTTTCTGACCTGTCACTTTTTCAATAGTATCTACAATTTGTCTATTCGAACATCCTGTGCCCGAACCAATGTTAAAAATATCACTCTTCTGATTTTTCAAAAGATACTCAGCACTTGCCACATGTGCATCGGCAACATCTGAAACATGAATAAAGTCTCTGATGCAAGTTCCGTCCGGAGTTTCATAGTCATCACCATAGAGTGTAAAGTTATTTAGATTCTGAAGAATTCTAGGAATCAAGTGTGTTTCTGGTTCGTGATTCTCACCCATCTCACCATCAGGGTCTGCACCACCGACATTGAAATATCTCAAGCAAATTGAATTGATATTCTCTTTCTGCATGTCAGTAAGTATTTGCTCACACATTAATTTGTTGCGACCATAAACACTTGTTGGATGACATTCATCAGTTTCGAGAAACTTTTGATTGCCGCTACCATAGACACCAGCACTTGATGAGAACACGATATTTTTTACATGATGAATTGCCATCTCATTCAGCAGATTGATTGTACCACCAACATTTACTTGATAATACTCGCTTGGACATTTCTCACTTGTGCCAACTTCAATCAAACCTGCTAAATGAAATACAACATCAATTTTAACTTTACCAAAAAGAAAACTCAATTCAGGCGCACCAATATCACACGGATAAAACATATCAGTATATTCATGTGTTTGTGATTTTGATTTTGAATCAACAACGATAGTTCGCCAACCAGCTTTTTTCAATGCTTTGGTTACATGCGAACCGATATAACCGTAGCCGCCAGTAATCAGTGCAGTCTTCATTTCTGATGCCATGGATAGTTCCCTTGATATTTTTCTTTTGTGTATTTGTTGCCGTCTTCAAAGAAATCTTTTTTTACGGAATTTGCATTACCATCTAATCGATAGCACAGGCTATGCTCTCCTGTGCATTCAAAGTTAGGAAAGAATTTTTTCAGATTGCTGAAGAATTGTCTATCAGCACCCCATTGGCCATACCATGCATGACCTATGTTGACAGCAACATCACGCCTAATGGCAAAAGATGATGTGTCGATGTGATAAGCATCATTGTTGAAAAAGATGGGCCATTTACCCAACGATTCACAATTGTCATCACATATGTAATTGCCGTGTTTATCATAAATCTTCCTTAATGAATATGCCCATTGGGCGCCAGTTTCAATTGCTTTTACAAGTTTCTCAACATGGTTTGGTTCATACCAATTATCTTCATCAAGATAACAGATGATATCCGCATTCACTAAAAAAGAACATGCGGCATACACACGATGACCGTACCATCCTTTACCGACATTCTCTTCAAGTTCAACCATTCTTGTCTTAGATGAACCCACAAGAATTTTTCTTGCCTTTGGTTCATACTGACAACCATCGATGAAGATGTAATGAGTCAGGTCTTTATATGTTTGATTGTCTACCGATGAGACACACTGTTCCAATAAATCAGATGCTATTGTGGGTGTTACTACGGCTACTTTCATTTTCATCCTTAAAGGTCAATTTGGCACTACCAATAGTACCGGGCATTTCTAATTTCAATTCATCTTTAAATTCACGACAAAAAATTGCATCCCATCTATTGTCATACTCATGTTGTGCAACACTAAATGGTCGTGGTCTGTTTTTTTTACCATCATCACTCACGATTCTTTCCTTTCGATATCTTCTTCAATGCATTTACTGCCATATTGAATTTCAATCAGTTTGAGTGGTTGATTAGTTTCGTTGCACAACTGATGCCATTCGTTCACAGCAATTAATGTATTTTCATGCACAGTCAACTGACACTTGACTTCTTCATCTGTACTGGCCTCATCCAAGGTGTATACTGTAGCGTTGCCTTGAGCCACAAACCAAAACTCTGCACGACTATCGTGGCGTTGCATACTCAAGCATGTTTTGGGCATCACAGTGAGTTCTTTCAGTTTGGTATTGGCACCGACTTCATGCAAAACACGATATAAACCCCACGGTCTTTCGACCTTGGGTGCTTTCCATTCTTCGAGAATCCATGAAGATGAATTCTTCTTATCAGAACCACCTACACCAAATACAAATTGAATACCAGGAACTTCCATTTCACGAATGTTGCCTTGTGTTCTATCACCACCATTTGCAAAGATGATTGTATCTTCGATTGACGGATGATTCATTGTCACTTGTTCAAGTAAGTCGCAGGCTGAATCATCGGAATCATCGAATTCCCAAACTTCATCAACCCACTTGATTGCCTCAAGCACTTTTCGGCGCTCATGCACACACATGAAAGACCTGCCTTTTTTGCGAGTCAACCAATCATCAGAATTTAATCCAACGATTAGTTTATCACCCAATGCAGATGCCTTTTTTATTAGTTCAATGTGACCGGAATGTATAGGGTCAAATCCGCCAGAAATGACAACAACGGTTTTCTTCATAATTACTCAACAGTCAATGGGATATCTGGAAAAGACTCTTTGATAATTTTTGGTGTGAGAAATTTCACATTCAAATTTTTCTTGAACATACCAACTAGCAACAAGGCTTCTTTTGCATGAACCGATTGTAACATAGTTACTGCAATTTGTGCTTGTTTCTTTGGTTCAAGTTTGCCTTTGTACTTTGGGTGATTTGGCACAAACACATAGAGTCTTTTCATCTCATTGTCGATTGTGGAAAATGTCAAACCTTCAGGCTCAGGCGCCGGTCTGTATTGTGGTACAGTCTCAACATCAAATTTAATGTCGGGATTGAATGCGTAATTTAAGAATTCACGAAATCTTTCATCACCATGCTTACGCAACACGGTAATTCTTTCTTCACGAGTTTTTGCATTATCAAACTCTTCGAAAATTTCATGGTATAGTCGTTTAAAACTCATCGATAACCTCAATCAAATTTTTAAGACGATTGGCAATCATGTAATTCATAAATTGCTGTCTAGTCTTGGGTTTAGTGTCCTCATACTTAGTCACAATAGTTTCCAGCATTTCTTTTGGAATCTTAGTCAGGTCAATAAGCATTTCGTTACGGCGATAGTTGCGTAACATTTCATCATTGCAAAATTCTTCAGGTGGCGTATTCAGCCAATTGATAATTTTTGCTTCCGTGATAGGTCGTTGGCGACCACCTTCAACAAACACACCATCAGGCGATAGAATGTTGGGAATGCCATCACCTTTGTCACCACGAATGATTAGTTGTTTTAATTGTACAGCAGGAAAAGGTTCTTTGATATACTTCTTCAGAATCGGTGAGTACTGTTCAACATTAGGAAACTTTTGCAATTGTGCAAAGTCTTTATCTGAAGAAAGAATCATCACTTTTTCTGTAGCGGCATATTTCATCACCAATGCGCCGATAACATCATCAGCCTCTGCACCTTGTACATCAATCACCTTGTAAGGCGAATTTTCAGCGAGTTCATCTTTGACTTTTTTCAGGCACTCGAAAATAGTGTTCCAATCAAATCCAGAATTTTCACGAGCCTTCTTGCGATTGGATTTATAGTTAACAAAAACATCACGGCGCCAGTAATGGCGGTTGTCACAAGCAATGACTACTTCAGGACCATGGGTGGTCTTGAATCGTTTAATGTATGTTCTCATTGTATTGAGAATCATATGCCTCACTAAACTTTCATCGATTGTTGCTTTGGGCGATGAGCCAATCTGTTCCATTAGATTGGATATCGCTACTTGGTTATAGTCAAAAATAATCATAATGAAACCTATTATACTCTCTTTAAGATTTTAGTGGGGCAAACATGCATCAGTCATTCTTATTGAATTTGATGCCTTCACCACGCAGAAATACACCAATCAGAATGGTGGCACACCATGTCTCAAAAGTGTATGGAATAGCTAGAGTCGGAAACAATGTATTCATAGCCCACAGAACAAAAAACGGCGATATGAAAATGAATACGATAGCCGCTAGTGCAATCAATGCCATAACAGCAGGCGATTTAACTTTTAAATTAAACATAATTCTCACTTAATAATTTTCAAAAGGATTGTATCATCATTTAGTCGACCTGTCAAGGGCGATTCAACTGCACGAATGTTTGCAATGACATTACGGAGAAAAACTTTGCCACCTTTGATAACTTCAGGCAGAGTCACTTCTGGTTTACGCAATTTCTTCTGTACCGATTTAGTATCAACAAAATTCTGTATCGTGGTACCTTTCAGCGAAAGACCTGAAATGTCTTCAGCGATGTAGCAACCAAGTTTACGAGTCTTGATATTGTAAACCCACAGAGTCGATGCACCAATCACCGATTTAGGGTCGATTGATTTCAGTCCGAGTTCAGTATCCTCAACACAATACTTCATCTTACCAATCAGTTCATCGGCAGTCTTAACCTTGCGCTTGCGAGGCTTGCGATTCTGTTTGGCTTCGCCTTGCAGAGTCAATGCATCATCGATAATTTTAGAAAGAAACGATTCGAACTTTTTGAGTTCGGTTTTCTTCATGTGTGAGTAGCCTTCGACCAATTGTTCATCGGTACCAGCAATTGCATCAGAAATTTCACTTCGCACTTTTTTGTAGTGTTCAACGATTGCCTTAACATGCACACCTTTTGTAGACAATTC